TAACAAGAGTGGTGCTGCATCAATCCTTGCTAAGCAAAAAGGCAACGGTGGTGGTGGCTCAACTGCAGCTAAGTATGTTACTAAGGGAGACTTGGATTCTCTTCCTGCAGTTTATAACGTAGGTGCTGTTAACCAAGCATACTTTCGTCAGAACAACGTTATTCAGGGAACTGGCGGAGATACGTATGGTGGCAAGAAAACCGCTTATGAAGGTAGAGAGCTTGTTACATCCTATAGCATGGACAAGTCTGGTGGTTTAGGTCTCAACTCACCTACGTATGTGACTGATGCTCTTGAGCTCTGGCAAACTTCTATGACTAATAAAGGCATGCTGCAGACATACTTCCCTCCCGAGGGATGGAGCACTAATGGTGATGCCACTACTGCATTTCCTGCAGAAATTACTTTGCACAAATATGGTTTCCAGTTTATGTTTAACCCTAACTCGGTTAACATGACCTATCAGTCTACGGCACAGGTGGACCCAGCGTATGAGATGGCTGGAAAAGATAAATTTAACTATCTTCCTGCTGTGGGCTCTGGTGGAACGGTTAGTTTTAGCTTGATGGTTAACCGTATGTTTGACCTGCAATATTACGACACTACTGGTCACATCGCCTCTGAGTATAAAGGTAAAAACCTTTACCCAGTTCGTGAGCCGTATGGCCCAGAGGGTGAGCTATACCACAAGCTATTTGATGAGCAGAAAATGATTTACGAGGGAGGAACTATGTACGATATCGAGTACTTGCTCCGAACTCTTATGGGATTTACTCTGAAAACAGAGCTACGCCACAACATCATCAACTCTACTGCGGATATGGGTATTTACAACCTTCGCCCTGTGGAACTGCACCTAGGACCAGCTATGCGTTACCGTGGCCGTGTTGTTAGTCTCAGTATTAATCACGTCATATTTAATGAACGCATGGTGCCTATGCTGAGTACTGTGAACATTGGCTTCCAGCGTTACCCTGATTATCCATTCAAAAAGAATAGCTCTAGCAATACTGCTGGTGCTAAAGAGAAGTTTACTCCAGGAGCATAATGATTTACTCTGACAGCAGGTACGCTGATAGCACTATTTTTAAAGCTTACGATGTTGCACGTGATAGTTACTTAGTTACTACATTTCGTAACTTTCCCGAAGAGACCTCTGGCTTTAGGTACTACACCTGGGTAGAAGGTGACCGCATGGATGTGGTAGCTGACTACTTCTTGGGTAATCCCAGTTTCTGGTGGAGAATTATGGACTTCAATCCAGAGATTATTGACGCATTTGACATTGCGGTTGGTACGACCATTAGGATTCCTAATGCCCTATGAGGTTAATGCGTCTAGAAGACGTATAGCGTACTACGAGGTGAGCTACCCTACAGCTCCCTCGGTTCAAGAAGCTTTAATTAAGCCTAGTGCTATTACGCTTATTCAAAAGCAGGGTCACCATGACGTGGCTATCTTAGAGTTTTCAGTTGAAAACGAAAGTGCTTTGACGGTATTAAAGACAAACATGCCCATTTCATTTAAGTGGACTAAGAATGGGTACAGCAAAGAATGGGTTGGATATATCTCCTCGGTCTCTGCTGAACACTCACCTACGCCACGTAAAAGAATGCAGATTCACTGCATTGGAAGCGCATTTAGTTTAAAGGCACGTAAGCCACGTATTTTTACCAATAAAACTATCCCTCAGGTAGTGGAGGCATTGGTTAAGGAAGCTGGCTTAGCGTTTAATGGTGATTCACACCCACGTGTCTTTCCTCAGATTAGCATCGCTGGCCAATCCTACTGGGAGTGGATTAGAGAGCAGGCTAAGCGCATTGGTTATGCAGTGCACGTTGATGGCACTACTGTTTACTTTAAACGCCTGGATAGCATGATTGATACTTTTTCAAAGGATACGGCTCTGCTGTCTTACTTTGCCAATGAGTTTCCAACAGACGTTTTACTGCATGACCGTACTTTAGACTACTTTAAATTTCACAATGGTGAGTACATCGAAGGCTCAGAGTTGAGGAACAATAAGTCGGTTGGTGGTGTTGACCCAGTAACTGGAAAGATTATTTCAGCTAGCAAAAAAGCTAGTGCTGCAGGTAAGCGTTCTAGAAAAGTAGTTAATGAGACTTTCTTTGAGGAACAGCGCACGGACCAGGTAGTTCACGACACTGTCTCTGCAACTACTGCTGCTGAGGGTTCCGCCCACAACGCTAGATTTGTAACCCCCGCAAAAGTTAAGTGCCAGGGTGATGCTCGTATTCGTCCTTATGCACCTGTTTATGTAAACGGTATTTCTGAGCAGGTTGATGGTCACTGGATTGTCCTTCAAGCTACTCACTATATGACTATTGGTGGCGAATATCAAATTGAAATGGATGTAGCGACTGATGGTTCTGGAAAGAACAACCCAACTGCTACACGCAGTACTGACCCCCATTTAATTGGTACTATTGATATAGCTGCTGCATTGGCAAACGGTGGTACCCCAGTTACGACTCCAGGATATACCAAGAGTAGGCTAGCAATCAAGACCCCTGTGGTCTCAGAAAGTCAGCAAGGACAAAATAGGTCAAGAGCAGTTTGGGTCAATGGTCCCAAGCCTAAGAGACGAGTGTACTAATGAATAGTAAGGGTATTTCCGAAAAGGCTATCACACTGCCCTTTAGCATATCTTCCTATGGCCGTGTTTCTGACACTACTTCTTCTGAAAAAATTTGGGCAGATAAGGTTCGTTCAGCAGTTGGAACTCTTGTTAAAGAACGAATAATGCGTCCAAGATTTGGAACAAAAGTCCCAATGCATGTCTTTGACAATCAGTCAGAGCTGGCACAGAAAATTAAAGATGAAGTTAAGTCAGTCTTTGCATCCTATCTTGAGCAGCTCACACTGTCAGATGTTGTCATTGCAATTGATGATGTAAATAGCACTGTATCTGCAGAGATTATTTACAGTATTCCTGGCAAAACAGAAACTTCTTTAAACATTGGCTTGGCAAACTTGACTGGAAACAGTCCTATAAATGAGGAAAACGTATGGTAACTCCAGCTAACGAAGTCCCAGTATCAGTAGACTACACATCGAGAGACTACTACTCGATTCGTAATGACCTTATTGAGCGCATCAAACTTAACGTCAATGTACCTGGAACAGGTGTGAGTTGGAGTGGTAGTGACCCTACTGACTTTGGTGTAGCACTTGTTGAGGCATTTGCATACATGGGTGACTCAATTAATTACTACATTGACCGCATTGCAAATGAAAACTTCCTTACTACCGCTACTCAGCGTCAGAGTATTCTGAACCTGGCCAAAACATATGGCTATACCCCTGGTGGATACCGTGGAGCTTCTCTAGAGATAACTTTTTACAACAGTTCTTCCTCAGATGTGACTGTTCCAGTGGGTACGCAAGTTAGTGGTCAGGTGGTGTTTGATGACACTGTTATAGAGGTGGTGTTCACTACAACTTTGGACACAGTTGTTCCTGCCAATGGAAATGCTGTGACATCTTCGGTTGTTCAAGGTGAATACTCATCAACACTATCGGGCAATGACACAACTTACGGTGAGTTAGTAGGATACTCTGATGGAAGTCCAAACCAAGTATTTGTGCTATCAGAAAATCAAGTTGTAGATGGCAGTATTGAAGTCTACGTAGAAGTTGGTTCGGGTAGCTCATACAACCTTTGGAAATCAGTTACCAGACTTATTGACAGCTCTCCTAGCGACGCTTCGTATGCTGTAGATATTGATGCAGATAACTTTGTCTCAATTAATTTTGGAGATGGAGTTTCTGGAGCTATCCCTACTGCGGGTGCGGCAATTAAGGTTAATTACCTAGTAGGTGGTGGCGTACAGGGCAACGTTACTACAGGCATTATCAATAATATTCGCAGAGTTGCTCCTGGCGTTGACCTGAGTGCTATCACAGTCTCCAATACGACCGTGGGAACTGGTGGTATTGACCCTGAAAGTAACTTCAGTATTAGAACTAACGCCCCTAAGGCGCTTAGCGCACTTAATAGGGCGGTTACTCTTGCTGACTACGCAAACCTATCACTGCGTGTGTCGGATGTTGGTAAGGCAAATGCTATTGCAGAGACCAAAAACTCAGTAACAGTATACATTGCTCCTCAGC